TTATTTTTTATTGACATCTATTTCTTTTAAATTTCTTTTTCTATCTAAATATTTGTATTCTACACAAACAGGATCAAACTTTTTTATTTCATTAAAAATAATTTGTTCATCTAATGGTCCACAAGTGTAAACATCAAGTTGTACTAATCCAGGAGTTTCTTCATCCCAACAATGCAAAGCAATATGTGATGTTTCAATGACCACTAATCCAGTTAGTCCTTTATTTCCAGGAACATTTACATAAGCAGTGATAGGACCTTGACAAATTTTCATTCCTATTTTTTTAACTAACTTTGTTAACCACTGATGAGCCCAGGCTGGATCAGAAGGAGTCTTATTAGTTTCTGCTCTAATTATCAAATGTTTATGTACTTCTGCCATACAACTATTTAACTATAATATAAACAACTGTACCAATGCTATTGCGTTCATAAGTGTAAACCAACTACACAAAACAATAACAAAAGCCGCTTTACGTATAACTGCACTGATTACACCTAATACCGATCCAATAAAATACAATGGTATGAAAATCCTTGTTGCTGGATCTAAAACTGTAAATGTCAGTATTGCACTTGCCGTAATTAAAAATGTTGCTTCAACCATTTCACAATAAAATGCAAGTGGTGAAAAAGTGTAACTGTCTTTAATAAATTTTTTAATCTTGTTCATTCATATCTCCAATACAAGTGGGGCGTTCTGTTGCCAGGTGCCCCGGACCCCGTTAGCCTAACGAATTAGGCCGCAAGTGCTAGATTTTCATCTGCATTTATAAGTTTGTCGCGTTAACCGAGCTTCCATCCGGACAACTCCATTGCCCTTTCAATTACTGTCGATCCTAGTTCACCCCCATAAAACTTTTTAACTTAATGGTGGAGGTGGTGGGTACTGCCCCCACGTCCATATAATTTATTACGACAACTTCAACGTTGTAGAGTTATTATACACGAAATTTAGAAAAATACAAGAAAAATTATAGTGATGTGGTTTTTAATATTGCTACTGTACCAGCTATTGCTATTCCTGATGTGATTAAATATTTCATACAAGGATCTTTCATTAATGCTTCCAACAATCCAGATAATGCCGCCTGCTTCATTCTTTCAATTGCACTACCTAACGTTCTTAGATCTTCAAGTATCATATCCATTAGCATCTTAATCATTCCAAGTATTGAGTTTACAAGACCAATGATACCAAGCACTTCAAGTATTTTTGCTAATATATCATTTAATATTGCTCCACCTTTCATTATGGCATTCATTATATCTTCAATAAATTTACAAGGACCTGATGAATATCCTTTTGGTACATTGTTTAAAATTTGGCCAAGCTCATTTATAGTTCTAGCCACACCAAGATAATTTGTTACACCTGGAACTACAATACCACTTGGAAAACTTGCTGATGTTGGCAACCCAACTTCTGCTCCATAGATGCCAGTGTTACCTATTACTGACCACATACTGTTTGGATTAGCATATTCTAAAACATCCATTCCAGATTGTCTATTAGTCAGGTGAGTAAAGTCTTTTAATATACCTTCTGCGAATCCAATATCCTTGATTTCTGTATCAGTTAGTTTCCTAGAACTCATTCCATTACCTAATGCTGAACCATCAACCACTGCTCTGTTGGCATAGTTGCTATCATTCCAACCATCTGGCATAACTGACATTCTCGAGTTCCAACCATTGGCAATTTTTGTTAGAGTATCATTATGAGGATTTTGTAAACCAGGGTATGCTTTAGATTTCCTTCCCCACGGATCTGTGAAATCTACTTGATCGAGCAATCCACTATTAATTAAATTCTTTTGCGTGTCACTCATTAAACTCGATACTGGTACTATATCAGTTGGAAAGTTTAATACATCTTTTCCTATACCCCAGATATTTCTTGACATCTCTATCCTCCTACAAAAACGTTTCCTGAACCACTTGCTACGGAACTACCACAATCAACTGGATCACCTATTCTACCAATTTGTCTTAATTCAACAAATACGCTCGGCGAACCACTAGCTAGTATACCCCCGTGACATATTACGCAACAATGCGTATCCCAAGAATCACCTTGTCTGTGTACAGGAATTCCATTTACAAAAACTGTCGGAGATCCACTCACACTGGGACGTGACGAAAAACATCCGTGTCCTGTGCATACATCTCCTAATCTTGTTACTGCTGGCATAACAGTATTTATATACTGTTTTTATACCTACTTAATTAGTGATTATACTTGATTTTTCTTCTGGTGTTGGTTTCTTAATTGACGATAAAGTTTGGGTATATTGACCACTAGCAACTGTATTTGCTTTTGTCATTACTATTACTTTTTCTTTATCAATTGATACTGGAACAGTCATATCTTGCATTAGTATATACTGACTCATAGCTATACCTTTTGGTGTATGAATAAGTGTCAATGGTTTATTAACTGTAAGCATTGTTTCGTCGTTTGTAACAACTTTAGCAATAACTTCTTCTCCAGATACAAGTTTCAATGCTATAACATCATCTTTTTTTATTGGTTCTTTTAACATTATAATTTAAATCCTTTAAATGTATCTTTGTTTACGTCTTGTTTTACACCACCAATAATATAACTTTCAACTTCGGTTTCTTGTGGTGCTACTTGCAATCCGGCCGACGATAGCCAGTGCTGTGTCCAAGGTAATGGATTTTGTGTTACTGGTTGTTCAAAGATTGGCTCCATACCTAATGCTTTTAATCTTTTATTAGCAATAAACTCAACATATTTAAATAACAGTCTATCGTTTAATCCAATAATACTTCCATCTTTGAATAAGTGTTTCGCCCACGCCTTTTCTTCTTCTACGCAAGTTTTATACATTTCGTATACTTGACTATCACATTCTTTGATAATCTTTGTAAAATCTTCATCATCACCTTGTTGCCAATTTTTAATTACGTGTGTTGACAAGTTTAGGTGTGTTGCTTCATCCCTGGCAATTAAACTAATAATTTTTGCCGAGCCTTCCATAAGTTTAAGTTCACCAAATGCAAATGTACAAGCGAATGAAACATAAAATCTCAAACCTTCAAGTAAGTTTACATTGTGCATAGCAAGGTATAATTTTTTCTTAACTTCATATAAATCACCTTTACCTTTTACAAAGTAATTTTCTGCGGCTTCATTAAATGTGTCATAATTTTTTGTAACACTTACAGCTCTTTTTAAAATCTCTTTATCATTTAATATTGTATCAAATACTTCTGCTGGATCTGGATATACATTTTTAATGATGTGTGTATAACTTCTTGAGTGTATTGTTTCAAAGAAATCCCAAGTAACAATACAACCTTCTAATTCTGGATTTGAAACATAAGGTAAAAAAGCCAAACTTGGTCCTCTACCTTGTACACTATCTAATAGTGTTTGGTATTTTAAGTTACTTGTAAAAATGTGTTTCTGTTCTGGTCTAAATGTAGAAAAATCAGCTCTGTCTTTTTGCAAACTTACTTCTTCTGGTCTCCAAAAGTAACCCAACATAGTTTGATTTAATTTATCAAACTGTGGATACTTGAACACGTCATATCTTTGGACGTTCTGATCCGCTCCAAAGAACATTGGTTCTTTAGTAAAGTCAACTTCGTTTCTGTTAAAAATTGTTTTTGCCATTTGAGATATTTACCTATATATTACAAGCGTCACAGTCTTCATCTTCAGCACGTACTTCTAAATTTGCTTTCGCAAAATCTTGTGCCGCTTGTTGAATTGGTGCTACTTCTACTTCAACTGAAGCGTCTGTTTTAAAGTCGTACGTGTTTTGATAATAACTTGTTTTCCAACCTAATTTGTATGTTGTTAATAAATCTTTAAACATAACACTCATAGGTACTTCATTGTTTTCGAATTGAGTTGGATTATAACTCCAGTTACCTGATATAGCTTGATCAAAGAATTTCTGCATCACTGAAACTATATTAATGTAACCTTCATTGCTAGGCATATCCCATAGTAGAGTATAATAATCTTTTAATGTTTTGTACTGTGGAACTATCTGTTTTAATGGTCCTTTTTTGCTTTTCTTAACTGACAAGTAACCTCTTGGTGGTTCAACACCATTTGTAGCATTACTAACAACAGAAGAACTTTCTGATGGCATCTGTGCTGACAATGTTGAGTTTCTCATACCAAATTGTTTTACTTGCTTTCTTAGTTTTTCCCAATTTAATTTTAATGTTGTATTACAAATTTCATCTAAATCTGCTTTGTAGTGATCAATTGGTAATTGTCCATCTGCATACTTTGTTCTTTCAAAGTACTCACATTTACCTTTTTCTTGTGCAAGATTCATTGATGCTTGAATTAGATAATACTGAAATGCTTCAGATAACTCGTGTACAACTTTCAATGCTTTCTTGTCATTGTAGCCTACATAATTTTTAGCTAGATAATGTGCAAGTCCAATATAACCTACTCCTAAACTTCTTCTAGCTTTAGTTGATATCTCAGCCGCCTTAACAGGATACTTTTGATAGTCAATAATTTCATCCAATGCTCTTACAGATAGATCACATAAATTTTCTAGTTCATCTAAATCTTTAATTACTCCAACATTGATTGCAGAAAGAATACAAAGTGCAATTTCTCCATTACCATCAATGTGTTCTATTGGCACAGTTGGTAGTGTAATTTCCTGACATAAGTTACTCATATTAACTTTGTCTTTGAAACTTGAATGTGAATTGCAATGGTCTATATTCATAATATAGATACGACCAGTTTCTGCTCTTTCTTTTAACAAATTGTTAAACAGATCTTGTGCAGGAATTGTTTTCTTTCTAATTTTTTTATTCTTTTCATATTTCAAATATAAACTATCAAATTCTTCTGTTCCAAATGCATCATATAAACCTGGTACATCGTGAGGTGAGAAAAGAGTTATATCACCACTGGCCAATAACCTTTCATAAAATAATTTACTAATCTGTATTGAGTAATCTAATTTACGAACTCTGTTGTCTTCCGTACCTTTGTTGTTTTTTAGTACAAGAATATCTTCAATCTCGGCGTGCCATATAGGGAAGTGTACAGTTGCACTACCACCACGTACACCATTCTGTGTGCAACATCTCACAGTTGCTTCAAACTTTTTAAGGAAAGGAACAACTCCTGTGTGTGCTACTTCACCACCTCTAATTTTACTATTGATACCTCTGATACGTCCTGCATTGATTCCTATTCCGGCTCTTTGTGCAATATATCTTCCGATAGCCATATCGCTTGAGAATATACTCGACAAAGTGTCGTCAACTTCAACAAGTACGCAAGAAGCAAATTGCTTCATTGGTGTTCTTACACCTGCCATTACTGGCGTAGGTATATTAATTTTAAAAGTAGAAACTGCGTTATAATATTTTTTAATGTATTGTAATCTTGTGTCCTTTGGATAGTTTGCAAATAATGTTGCCGCGATCATCATATACATATATTGCGGTGTTTCGTAAACAGCACCTGAACTTCTATCTTGTACAAGGTACTTGTCTACTACTTGTCTTAGACCTGCGTATGTAAAATCCCAATCTCTTTCGTGCTTCATATACCCATTCAGTTTATTCCACTCATCATCACTGAACTGATCTAGTATTGCTTTATCGTACACACCACGTTCTATATTTCTTGATACTAGGTATCTTAAAGGAATATGATTATCCGATGGTAACCATTTACCAAATACGTGTTTCTGAAGTGAGAAAAGGAGTAACCTTGAAGCAACGTACTGATAGTTAGGAGCTTCTAGTGTGATTAGATCGTTTGCTGATTTAATTAATACTTCTTGTATGTCTTGTGTTGACATTCCGTCACTAAACTGTAAACCTGAGTTCATTTCTACTTGTGATGATGAAACTCCAGTCAAGCCTTCACAAGCCGCTTCTGTCATTTTGTGTACTTTATTAATGTCGAGTAATTCTTTCCTGCCGTCTCTTTTTACGATGTGTAGGTCTGCTTCTTTGTTCATTATTTTGCCTATTCTTTAATTTCTATATACAATACAATATTACAAGACAATACAAATTCTGTCAATAACAATTTAATAATATTGTGGACAAATGTTAGTTATCAGGTTTGTTAACTGGTTAACCAACGTTTTAAAACATAGGATAGGGTAGCATCAGTGGAAGAATTAGAATTAGTATATTGTAGCTTAATTATACCACCGCTAACTGCTGGTGTGGAAAAAGTTACATCACTTGTATCTGCTGTTTCTGTTCTGTCATCAATAAAGTCTACCTTAGTACCATCTGATATGATTCTGATACAACCTACGGCATAGGCTCCGCCTAGCTTCAATGAGTAATCTAAAAAGTAGGTATTGGTTTCAGTTGCTGAAAAACTTGTAACATCTGCTGTTGCACCACCTTTGGTTAAAGTTTTCTTGATTAAGAAAGTTGGTCCAACATATTGGTTGTTAGCAAATTCTGGTTTGCTGTCTTGTGTAAAAATTTTAATATTGTTTGCTACGGATACTTCTGCTGTTCCAACGGCTGTGTTTAAAAATTTAGATAATAGTACTGCTTGTTGAGGACTATCCATTTCAATTAATAATGATCCAGGTACACTAATTTTTTGTGCTGTGTATCCTAGTCCTGCCATTGTACCACGAATGAAAACTGCTGTATTAATACCAGCTGATCCAATGCCGTTTTCCGCGGCTAATTCTGTAGCAAATGAATTCTGTTTAGCAACTTGTTGAGCACCGTGATCTCCTATGTCAACAAATCCTGTACCACTAGATACATCAATGTATAGTGTGTATGTTGTTTTACCTGTGGCACTAAGGGTAATAACATCTTCTGTTTTAGAAACCGCGGTTGTTACGGCCGTTGTGGCAATTGACATTTCGTCTGCATAAGCTTTTTTAACGTAATCTATTATTTCTGTATCAAGCCATTTTGTTACACAAATTACTGAATTGTTTTCTGGCTTGCCTGATGAGTTAAATGTAACAGTTAAATTTGAACCTGATACGCCAACTGAAAATCCTGATGTTGAAATTTTAGAAGGTATCTTATTAATATTATATTTGAATATGTTAAGCTTGTCAGAGTCAAAATTTGATGTGCTTTTTCCAGTAGGAAATGTTAAAGCTGTTCCACCATTTAATACAGTAGAACTTGTATCTGTTCCATTACCTACAAAACTTTGGGTTGAAGCCATTTTAAAAACAACTAATCTTGCATCAATTAAACTCTGTACACTTGATTGTGCATTTAAAAAGTTACCTACCTGCACCATTCTATTCTTAGATGATTGGTCACCACCACCAATATACAGCTCACGTGTATCTAGTGCTAGACCTAATTCACCTTCAGCTAACGGCTGAGGTAAATCGTCTCTGTTTCCACGTCTGTTTTTTAATCTTACAAATGTTGTTGTCATCTTGCTAAAACCTTAATATAATACTATTTAGTAGCTTTGTAAAAAGCTTCTACTTTGTCAAGCCACATATCTGTATATTTTTTAAATTCGCCGTTTTTGACTAAAAATTGCTGGTATTCACCGCTGTGTGATACTATTAATATCAGCCCTGCTTGTATGTCTGTACCGTATACTTCATTGTGTGCTAGGGCATAAGCGGCACATTGAACAAAGTAATCTTCAATCCACTCTTTCTTTTTAACTTTACGACTTGTTTTAAAGTCACCTATAACAGGTATGCCGTCATAAACGCACACCATATCAGCCGTTCCGGCATACAAGTTAGGAAAACACAACCCCTGCTCGATCCCCCAAACTTCATTAATTTTAGACATACCATTATCAATGATAATGTCACTTAATTCTTTTGCTTGTTGATAAACTTGGTTAGTACCAGCTGGGCGTTCTACACCCTCTATATATGATTCTAAATGTTTGTGTGTGACTGTACCTAAGTTTGCTGACTCTGTAACTATACGTTGTGCTTCTGCTTTACCTACTCTTTTCTTCCAGGCGTTTAATCCTGTCATATCTTTTGAGTGTGAAAGTATTGTTGTAACACTAGGAACCGGATTACCGTCTTCACCAACATAATGACGTTTGCCATCTATTGTTGTTCTACGTAATTTTTTATATTGAAATTTGTCTACTAGTAATGTCAAAATTAAAGATCTCTATCAATGGTTTTTTTTGCAAGTTTATCAACTTTCTTTTCATTATCCATTGTAGCATCTTTTGAGAACTGTGTCAAATTCGAATTTGGTTTTAATGTAATCTTATCTTGGTTAATACTTCTAACCATTGGCATATTTTTTACCAAATCTGCTAAAGAACTAGCATTTACGGAATGACCCATTTTATTAAGTTCATCGGACATTGAATCTGTATTGATTTCACTATCGCCTTTAGCAACCAATCTCACAAGAAGATTGAGTGCGTCAGTACGCAATTTTGCGATATAGTTTCCCTGGAGTTCTTTGAGTCTCATTATGCCTTCTTGGCTCTACCAAGAGGCTCGTCCAATGGACCAGATGCTGAATCATCACCATCTGTTTCTGCGTCAACAGGCTCTTCAATTTCTAGTGAGTCGCCTTCGTCATCTGCTGGCATATCCATTGCTGGATCATCTGCCATTGTTGAAGCTGGTGCTTCACCTTGAAGTGTAAGTACTTCATTGTTAACACTCTCTTTGGCTTCTTTAGCCGCATTCAATAAATTATCAATAATTCCGTTTACGTTTGCATTAAAGTTACCGGCTTGATCTACACCAAACTGAGTTTGCATTTGATCAGTTATTGCCGCTAAATCTTCGTTTTGCATTTTACCTAAATCCTCAATCATACCTTGTAAAGTGTCAACTAAATTCTTAGAAGCTAAAACTGTTTCAGCTTGTTCTAAATCTTCGCTTTCTTTTACTTCTTCTGATTCACCACCTTGCTTTTTAGCAATAGCTTTTTGCAAACCAGCTGGTAATTTTTTCTGTGCCGCTGTTAGTTCTTCTCTAACTTCATCACTGTTATTGTCAGTTGTTAGTGGGCTGTCTTCGCCATCTTCGTTATCGTCTTCAGGTGAAGCTGGCATATCTGCATCAGCTATTTGACCTATCATTAAAACAATAGCTTCTGATAGAAGAATATTTTTTGCGTATTCAGGATTTTCGTGATATGAATTGAAAGGTAAGCTTCTTTTAAGCTCTTCACGTTGCATATCTAATTGCTCTTTAGTTGCATATAACTTCTCAACATCAACTTTATCGAATACTTTGAAGCCATATGTCTCTTCAAGCCAACGATTTACTCTCGCTATCTTCGTTTCATATGTGGATTTTAGATCGTTTAGTTTCATAGTACAGTTATTTATACATCTTCGCGATTAATTTCGCTATTGTAATTGCTTGTTATATGGGTTTTTATATCAAACAGCTCGTCTTCCAGCTTGTCTATAGTTTGTTTAGCAATATCTTTGTCTGTTTCTGAAAGTGATTTGTCACGTAATTTTCGTGATTCAAGCCATATATTTTTAGCTATTTCATTGTATTCTTCATTCTCATTTAGCAAATCTTGTATTTCTTCAGAGTCTTTATGACCTCCGTTAATTAAAGATTTTACTATAAGATATGCTGTTTCATACAACCTAATTTCATTAAACAACCTATTTTGATTTAGCTTGTTAATAATATCGTAGCTCTTATACTTGCCCTTAACAACTTGTATAATATAGTTTCCTACTTCTACTCCATCATCACGTTTTTTAGTTGATACTGCTACAGTAAATTTTGGATTGTTTCTGTTTTTTGTTACAACTTGCTTAACAACTTTATCTGTTATATGATCAAATTTATCTAGCATCTCTCTAACGTGTGCAACTTTGTTCTTGTGTGCATCTTTTTGACCTTTGAACTTCTTTAATTGTAGTTCCATATGATCTAAAAAATCTGTTCTAACTGTGCCTGGTGGTCCCCACTTTGAAAGTATTTTAATAAATCTAAAGTGCTCTATGGCTGAGTTCAATGAAGGGTAGTCAGGAAAACCTGCTACGCAAAATTCTCTATTCCTATTATATGCTGGACCGCTTCTATCTGGCAATTGTCTATTTTTATCTCTATCGAACATATTAATACTATACTAAATTTATTATCAAAGATCAAGTATTATTTTCGTCTCAATGACTTGTTTAATGCCCTAACCCTACGTGAAGCAGGATTGTACTTTTTAGTAAACTTGATTTTTCTTTGTAACCTAGCACCCATTCTAGCTTTCATTTTTTTCATAATAAAACGTTTCTTGATATCCAATGGTGCAGAGCAAACACTAGGATTGCTAACAATTCTGCCTTTTTTTCTACCAAATGTACAACGATATTTCTTAACTACTTGCTTACCTTTACGGCCAAATATCATTTTGGCTTCTTGTATTCCATCAGTAATAATATCGCTAATAAACATTTTATCTTTTTCCTAACTTAATAGGCTTTAAAGCTTTCATTTTAGGTGATCTTCTTTTCTTAACTTGCTTATTTAATTTCCTTGCAATTTTAGAAGTTGGGTTATACTTTTTAGTATATGATGATAGTTTACCTTGTATCGTACCACGTTTTGCTCTAGTGGCCTTCATCTGTTGTTTCTTTTGAATATTGATTGGTGCTGTACAAGTGGCTGGGTCGGCTACTATTCTTCCTTTTCTTGGACCTGATTGGCATCTATATCTTCTCTTAAGAGATTGCTTATACTTTCCGTATATTTGCGGTGTGCCTTCGCCTACTATGTCTTTTATTAGCATTGTAATTCCTTACTTTAGAATTGAAGTTATTAGCATCGAAATTAATGTAAAAAACATTGTACCTGCTGACCATAGTATAATTTTTTGCATTTTTTCAAAACCTTTATCAACTTCTTCTTCTATTTTGACCATATGGGCTTCCACCCTGTCAAATCTTGAGTTAATTTCTTCGTGTCTTTCACGGCTTAATGCCACGTGAACTTCCAAGCTACCGAATTCAACACTATCTTGTGTTTTTGGTGCTGGGTTATTTGACGGTATCTTATCCATTATTCTCTTTGCTCCTTAGAATTTAGTAATCCATATATTTGTATTTACTCCTTGAGTGTGTATAGTGTCACTAAACAAAACGATGTTATTTAGACGATTTTCAAGCACTCCTACTGGATTTGGTCCTAACTCAAACAAATTCTTCTGTTCTACTCCAAATGTTACCTCATAAACCTGCTTACCTTTGTACATAGATTTACGTGGCTTTGAAAAGAACAATACTTTACCGTACATTGTAATCATTTGATGTAAATGATCAAAGTCTTTTTCTTTGTCAAGATCTAGATCATCATTTTGATAATCAATCGGTAAAGTTGTAATCAACTTATACACTTCGAGATCTTCGCTTACTTGCATATACTGATTTTTATTTGCGTTTAAAGAATACATTATCTTTTAATTGCTCCTACGGCTACATTCTTTGGTAAAGATTTTTGCTTCACATTATGCCTGTCTTTTAAGTTTCTTTCTTTTACCATACTTTGTAATATTCCATAAAGTTCACTTCTAGGTGAATGATCTCTTATATAATGCATAATATCAATTGTGATATTATATCTTTCTTTTTCTTTCAAACGATCCCAGTCAGATGCAAATCTTCTTATCTTTTTTAGATCACGTGACTTAATTGCTAATTGTGTTTCTAACCTTAATAACAAAGATGATGTTTGCTTTCTTGAAAAATTATCATTAGAAATATATCTTAATAACTGATTGATATCTGAATAATGTCTTTGTAGTCTATCAATATATTTCTTACTAGTTTCATCATCATATTGTATAATTGATCCTGAACCAACTATGCTGTGTAGTAGCAAATATAAATCTGTTCCATTAGTTCTAAAGAAATCATAATTACCATAGCTCATACTTCTTATAATATAATTTCTAGCTATTTTTTGATATTTGTATTCTCCTGTTAAAACTAATAATGCTAAACAATAAGCATAAACCAATTCACCATTTTCTGATGCTGAACCTTTTCCTAAATCCTGTCTAGACCTATAAGCTCTGCTTTCGCTCAGATCATTAACTAGTGTTAAACTTTCTTTAGCAAAGTTCTTTTTACTAAAGTCTAATCTATCAACAACTTTAACAGCATTACCTACGTGATCAACTGCTACAAATCCTTCTTGGTCACTAACTACGTACTCATCTCCTTTTAATTCAAAAGCATCAATTTGTTTAATATTTTTTAACTTCTGATACAAAGTATTTTTAATTGCTGTTAGCTTCAACCAAGCACTATACCAATTTTGAATATTTTTCTTGTTAGCCATATAATAATTTCGCCATTGTTCTAATGCCAATAATCTTCTTTGTCCAGCTGGTCCTTCTCTACCAGTTTTTAAATTAGCAATGGCCTTTTCAACTCTTGCTTCATAATCTTTTGCAAAGTTATAAAAAAATGCTAATGGGTCTTGTGTAATCTCTCCTGCTCTAATCATATTGTTATGATTGGCGTGAACAAGTTGTTTAAAATCTTTACCTAATTCATTCGCTTCTAAGAACTCAAAGATGTTACCTGAAGCATTAATATATTTTTCAGCATCATTGATAGCTTGAGATACATTATCAAATTCACCTTGTGTTAAGTTTACAACACCAGTAAAATCTTTTATGTATGCATCATCATACCAAACTTCTGGTGTTTTGTTTAAACTTGCTAAATCAATATCAAAACTTGCTGTCATACTGTCTAGACTTTTTCCTGAATAGCTTGTATGAAAAACAATACCTAAATCTGCTTGTTGTATTTCTTTTGCTAATTGCATATTTTGTGGAACAGCATAAGTTAATGTATTTGGTTTGAATGCAACATAAGGTTCTCCTTGATATTGTATTGATTTTAAATCTCCTTTAGTCCAAAGCAAATCGCCTTGTAATACATTTTTTATACCTAATTTTTGTAAACTTGTGAATGCTTGTGATAACTTATCTCTTAATCCTTGTTTGCTAGTTTCACCAGCATCTGGATGGTTACCTGCTATATCATCTAAACTTTTATTGAGTTTTGCATCTTTGTTAAATGCACTTTTTGTAGCTACAAAAAATTTACCATCTGCTGGGTCTGTGCCACAAACTACTGCTGGTGATCCATCCCACTTTAAAGTTACGTTAAATTTTTTTGTGCTTGATGTTTTTGCAAGGTTGGCTAAATTTCTTAAAAATGCAACTGCTCGAATGGCACCTGCTTTACCCTGAAATAGGGCTAAATCTTCAAGGTGTGTAAGATGAAGATTTGGATTCTCTTGTAATAAATCATTAGCTTTCATTATTGTTAGACTCATTTAACTTTTTTATACCACGCTCAAATTTCTTTGGATCTGCTGTCTTAATACTATTCACAAATCTTTTGATTAAGTCTTCAGCAACTGCTTCATCGTATGATTCATATATCATTTTAGTTACATTGATTGCCGATGATATAACGTGGCCAGCACGAGTCTCAACTAAATTATTCATATCGGTGCTAGGAACTACTCTACTAATCTCCTGCAATATGGTACGTGTTTGTTTCTTCATAGCTCTAAATTACCGCCTTATGAAATATTTATAACATTTTTACAAAAAATTAACAGCATTTATTGGCTATTATCAAACGTTTGACGTTGTGACTTTAATAAATCACGTAAACCTTTAGTAATTTCCGTCTTTTCTGCCACTACAGAAGCTTCAGATTTATCTGTTACTGTAGATGATCTTTTCTTAATTGATTGTACTAATGCGTCTGATGATGTCGGTATTATTTCAACATCATCTTCATTTAGGTCTGTAATTCTTAATCTGTCAATATCAAATGCTAAATCAATTTTACTTCCTACACCACCACTTGATCTTGTTTTAATTAACTGTATCTGATACCTTCCTCTTTCACGCATAGCCCTACTTGTAAAGATACCAATTAAATTATCTGCTGTATTAATCTTACTAATACCACCTGCAATATGACTCTGATCATATTCTACTTCCTCTATTGCACCTCTATTCAACTGAGATGCTGTAACTAATACTAATTGCTGTTCTACAGCAAAATTTCTTAGTTCTTCTGATACAAATTTATCTTTAATAAACAATTCTGTTGGTGATATCCTTTTACTAATTGGCATCATCAAATCTAAATAGTCAACTAATACTACGTCTGGTTTGACACCTTTTTGTATAGCATACTCTTTAACAAATGCACGTAAGTCATTAGTAGTACTTCCAGATGCCATATATTTGACTTGGAAGTTTCCTGATTTTGTTTTTTCTAATCTAACTGCTAAATCAACATCATCTATCTTTTTAAATATTTCGTTAGTTGGTGTCCCTGTTACCATTGCATCTAATCTCATAGCACTCAATTCTTCACTCAACTCAAATGTAAAATATAAAACATTTAACTTTTGACTTATCCAGTTTAATGCTAAATTCTGCAAGAATAAACTTTTACCTGCACCAGATGATCCTGCAAATATAGATAGTTCACCTTTATTAAATCCACCATACAATTTTTTATCTAACATAGACCAGCCAGTTTTAACTGTTCCATTATTATCTTTAAGTGCCATTAATCTTTTCTTTGGATCTTCAAAATAATCTGTTCCTAAATCTTTTGTAAGCCCAATCCTTACTGCATCTTTAATCTTTTCTTCAACTGGGCCATAATCACCTTTTTCTAATAAATCAGCTGAATCTATAATTGCTCTTTCTAATGCTTTGTGTCTACAAAATGTTTCAAACTCATCTAAGAACCATTGCTTTTGTGTTTCATCAATATTAGGTACTGGTGTTAATTCTACTTCACATTTTGCTTTAATTTGATCTACAGTTGGTAGTGTTTGATATTTTTCCGAATGCTCAACAAACATCGAAACTGTATCAAAATACTTTTTACTAAAATATACTGGGCTAATAATATTCCTAGCTCTTACAAATAGCTCAGGATCAGTTATCATAAACTCTAAAAATAGTTTTTGTAAATCATCTGTATATACTGTTGGCATTGTTATATTATAACCTCTTCATTTTGATTTCGCAAGTGTTTCCAACTAGTTGGGAAACTTTTTTCACAATACTCAGAAATCTTATCAGCAATAATCCGTGTTTCTAGTTGGGTGTCTTTAGCACATCTTAATTCACATACTCTAGCAAATGCATATAAAGTTCCACTCCAATACCATTCAGTTATCATCGATTGTGGTAATACCATACGTGCCTGTTCTGGTGCAACACCTTTTGCAATCATTGAATCATAAAGTATTAAACAACTTTCCATAGTTGTTTCTAAATGATGATTAACTGTTTCTCCTAAATCAATTGTTCCATCTGAGCCCTGTTTGGAATCTTTAGGTCTTCCTCTCCAACTTTCTGGCTGAAATAATTCAGGAGCATAATCAACATAACGCCTGCTAATTTCATTCCAACTTAATCCAACTTGGTGTTTGACTAATTGCCTTGCTACAAATATAGGAGCCTTAATTCTAAATTGTAAACTGCAATGAGCAAACGGAGACCAATGATTATGTTTGGCTAAAAATGAAATTAATTTTTCATCTTTATCTGCAAGTACTCCAGGAATTTTACCAGCTGGTGTGATTGAATCCCAATCTGATTCTTTACTATATGAAACCCTAGCGGCATTGACTACTGTCAAATCTGATCCCATCTTATCAACTAAAGTGACTTTCAT